AGCTCTATTCAATGCGTCATAGACCAAGCCTTGTATCTGCTTAGTCTCTGCTCTGCCAGTGTATCTGCTCCATGTATGAATAGTAATGCTTACTAGATTTGATAACTCAAGATCTGTACTGGTATCGGTATGTATATCTTCACCGATTGCAATATACGGGAACGCCGAGCTATCACCGGAACTTATAGCCTGTGGAACGTCATCATAAACAGCTTTTATAGCAGCCATTAGTGGCGCGCTACCCGTTAGCGTTTCATATATTTTTGTTTGAACAACAGTTTCAAAATTACTCATACTTTAGCGGCCTTCTTCTTTTCTCTATTAATTAAGGCTGTAAGTTTTTTTGTAAACTGCTCGTCAATTATTCTTGGCATATTTGCTTGTACGAAGTCCTTTGCAGGCCTCATGAATGGCTGCTCAGGCTGCGGCGTAGGGCCGCCCGTTCCATACTCTACCATATGCCAGTAAAAGCCATCGTTTTTAGCGCCTTTTCCTTGCTCAATAACAACGTCACTTATCGGCTGTTCAGGCTTAGACTTCCTGCGCTTTGCCTTGATCGCTTTTTTTAGCGTTCCTTTGTCAACAGGCACCTTTTTCTTTGCTTCTTTAACTGTTTGACTTGCAAGGCTATGAATTAATGCTCTTGATAAGTTTTTAGCGTGCTTGGGAGTGAAGTCTTTTAATAGCTTCTGAATATCAGCCATACCAATAACTTGAACCTCACCGCTCATTGAGCAACCCCCCTATCAGCATCAATTTCAAGGTACAAAGCACGCTTTTTAGACTGCTTCCTAACTTTGATATTGAATGGCTCACCTTCCCAGATAATTCGGTTACTATCTGTAATATCTTGACGGTTTCTAACTACAAACAAATAACCAGCTTCAGCGTTTACACGGTCAAATTCCGTTACTTCGCGACCATTTTTAGGCCTTACGTGCGCCCATGCGTCACCATTAGTAATACTGGCCCATGTTACAGTATCGCCGCCCATTCCGTCAGGAACACTAATGCGCTCTTGAAATGTTATTCTCTGGTCTAGCTCGCCAGCTCTATACGTCATATGCCCAAACTCAGCCTGTAAGGATATAGAAGCGCCTTAACAGCAGGGTTGTCTGCGAGAGACACGCCTACCGCCGTTTCTGTTCTTAATTCGTATAAATCCGTCACTATCATCTTAATAGCGTGCAGCACGCCTACAATCTCAACAGGTGCCGTTGTAGTGGCTTCAACCTGATAATTTAAAGACTGTTCTGGATCTGTAATAGTGATTACTTGATTTAATGAATCAACCACATAAGCAGAAGGCGCTAAAACCTGACTTACGTTATCAAAAGTAGTGTAATTAATAGCTGTTACTGTTAAATCTGGATAAGGAAGATATATCTTAGTTTGCATCTGCCCACTAAATAGAATAGATATATCCTGCTCAGTGAAAAATTGATTGCAATAGCTCTCGCAACGGCTACGCGCAACACTTATTAGCGAGTTAATGTAATCATCATCTAAAGTGAACGCACTTTCTATACGCAACTGCTCCTTTGCTTCAGTAAGCGTTACGGGCTCAACTGCTGGTGCTGTTACGATTACTGTTTTCATTTTTTAGCTTTTCTCTTTGGCTTTGGCTGCGGCTTAGTCTCTAAAACTGATTCAATAGCTGGCTTTTCTTCAATTAACCCAAACTCTAGCCATGTTTTATTGAATTCTACCGGATCACCAGCTTTAACATCACCTATAGTGTACGCCGTGAAATCTTTTTTTGCTATGTACATAATCACCCCTTAAAACAAGGGGGTTTTTACACCCCCTTTAATCACTATGACGCAGTGATAGCAGTAATGTCGCCAGTTCGAATTGCTAAAGGCGTGAATACTAGCTCAGCACCTCTAGCCTCGGCACGAATTGTCACCAAGTTCTTTTGAACGTTGTCACCGTCTTGCTCAAACATCTCAACAACAGTACTCTCTCTGTTTGCGTACATGTCAGCATCCATTGATTTACAAATCAAAGTGCCAACAGGAACGTTATTAGAAAGAACAACAGGCAAACCCCAAAGCAGCGGAGTCAAGCCGTTGTTAACGTATGTTACAGCTCCAGAAGCAGCCACGAAGGCGTTATCTCCAGAGGCTCTGCGCGCCGTCTCAGCCGCGCCCCAGTCAGCAGGATTCATGTAGAAGTAAGAAGGCTCATAGTCTGCACCGATTACCTCGTACTTCATCTTGCTAGCAAGGCCATATACATCAACAGTCAACAATGGACTAGTCACAGTGCTGTTAGCAGCAGCCAACCATCCATCAGTCGCATCACTAATAACGTAGTTTTCAACAGCGTTATTTACACCGTGACGCAATCTACGATCAATATACGAAGCTAAGAACGTAGAATCAGCCAGCGCTTGCTTAGACACCTTGATGAAATGAGGGATTGTTTTAACAGAAGTGCTAACTTCTTCAAATGTCAATACTGACTCAGGCTTGGTTACACCTTCAGCAGTAATCGCTGCGTTGTTAGTCCATAGCAATTCGCGTGAGTAGTAGATTATATTTGAAGATGTCGAGCCCTGCATCACTGTTGGCATTACAGTTAATTGGCGGACCGCTCCAGGTACTACACCTGCTAGCTGCTCATGTCGGCTTGTATCGTTACCACTATTCACAATGGTATTCTTGATCTCAGCCTTGCCGCGGTTAGCAGTTCCGTCAAGAAACGCCTTAACGCCTGCCGACTCCATAACCAGCGAGCCAAAAGACTTCTTCTCCATCTCTTGGAAAGTAGTCGAGTGCTTCTGTGCTAATTCTAAAATCTGATCGTCTAGTTTTTTAATTGATGCGTTCATGTCATCAATAGCAGCTTTGTATTCAGCGCCATTTGTATCTGATTGCTCAGACACGATAGCCATTTTCGCTTCAATTTCTTTGTGTGATGCGGCTACTTGGCTTTTAATACCTTCGAGCGCTTCTGTAATTTCAGTAGTCATAATAATTCTCTCTATAATTTAAAGTTTGATAATGCTAACAACTCTTTTTTCTTACTTTCACGCTCGCCGTGAATTCTCTTCACACTTGCTACGATCTCCGTAGCCTCTTTTTGTGAAAAACCTTTTTGACGCAGAATATGCTCAACGTCTTTTAATTTTGTTGCTGATTTAACGCTTGAAATATGCGCGTTGTTATCTGCAGGGCTTTCTACCACCGATATCTCTATCAAGTCGATCTCTTTTAGCTCTCTAACAACGCCATTCTGCTGTGAATCTTTTACAATATAGCCGATTGACAAGCCTGAAATTGCACCGTGCCTTAATAATGCAGCGGTATCTTCCGCTATTGAATGGCCTTTTGTTAGCTCGCCCTTCACATAAAGACCTTTTTCGTCTTCGTATAACTCGGTAAACTTACCTATAATTGGGCCGTAGTGGTTCCAACGTAACTGAATAGGGCGATCACGATCTGTAAGCGTGTTCTTGTACGCGCCTTCTTTTACTGTATCGCCATAACTATCAAGACCACCGAAGACAGAAGCATATCCTTCAAACTTTAAAGAGCCCTCTGCTCCGAACTTTATCTCAGAAGCGACTAGCGCTAGGTTTTTAGTTTCCATTATCTATCGCCTGTGTTTGCCTTGGTTGCGTGCCTGCCTGAACAAGTGAACCATTTAAATATATTGCATCACCGCCTTCTTTCGGCGGCAACCCTTCAGAAGCTCTAATTTCATTAGGTGTCTTTTGTGCTGAGTTTACTTGCTTGCTTCCTGTTTCCGCTCTGGTTGCAGCGTCAGCACGTAGCAAGCTATCGAAACTAAACTCTATATCTATTGTTTCCCAGTCATCACGAGGCATCAAGTGACGTTTAATGCTTGACTCTATACGTTCAAGATACGGTTTTAAGTTTAATTTATAGAAGCCCATATTAATTTCAGCGATACCACTACCCCATGTCGATGCGGTTTGGTCATTTATCAGCACCGATGGAACACCCATAAACCGAGCTATATCTTCAATAGAAAACCGTCTTGACTCAAGCAATTGCTGGTCTGTAGGGCTTAGACTGGCTTGCTGATAGTTGAACCCAGCTTCTAAAACAAATAATTCGTCCTGATTACCTTCAGTCAAACCTTTAAATGACTCCCTAACCGCTGCCTTCTGGTCTGGCTTCAGTGCTTGGTCAACAGTTAATATGCCGTTAGTCTTACCACCATTAGCCGCCAGCTTGTTTTGTCTGTCTGCAAGATTCTTACTTAATCCTAAAGTGTTGCCAGCGTATCCGAGAGGAGATAGGCCTACAATACCATTACCAAATATTTTTACGTGCCAGATAGAACTTTCAGAATAAACCTTTATATTGCCGTTAGCGTCTGTGTACTCGTACACAACAGATCCATCAGGCATTAGGGTTGGGACAACTTGTGAAGCAGGCAATACTACAATAGATACAATTCTACCCGCTAACCGCTCGATCGTTTGATATGAGTTACCCCATGTAACAAGATTAAGCATCATTGATTCAAAGAACTCTATTCTTGTTTGGTATCTGTTTGGCTGATAATTAAGAAGCTTCCATAAGTCGTAGTCAGCCAGCGGCTCTTTAACTGTAGTTGCTGCGTCACTCTTAAAGCATACCAGAGGCATGGCGGACACAGTTTCAGTAAGCAAACGAACAGAAGCCCAAAAAGCGCTCTGTGTCATTGCTACGTCAAAATCTTTTACTATAGTTGGCGTTGTAGGCATTGGGGATTGTTTGCCTACTTTTACACTATCGCCACCGCGACTAAATCCGAAATGATACCAAGCCATTTATAGTCTCACCGAAAGTAAGTCGTCAAAGTTAATCTCGTTTTCCTGCTCGTGCTGGCATCGACCAAGCGCCATGAGGTTGCTTATAACCCCATCTATCTTATTCTCTGCAATAGCTTTGCGTGGATAGATGTTTTCCTTCGCGTCTTCTTTGGCTACTACGTTAGAAATCATCCAAGTCATAACAGGATCGCCGTTGTGTTTAATATTTCCTGCGCGTATCAATGCGTCAAGGCTTTTCATAGGTTCGCTAAAGTTTAACACAGTAGG